GGTTGCAGACCTATTTGCAGAAGCGACTGGTTGGGCGATTTTAGCGCTTCTAGTTGTCTGATCTGAATCTTCAAAAGATTCAGGAAACTTTAATTTTACTCTTTGAGTAAGCTCATTGTAATAGTTATCTGATTCTGTGTCAAATCCTTCCGCTACTAATCCACGGTGTATTCTTTGTGCATAGTCAGTCATATCTTGATCTTTTTGAAACCAAGTATTCTCTGCTGCCCAATCAAGAGCTTTTTGAGAGGGTTGTCTTAGATTTTGCTGTGGAATTTGAGCTTGAGGTTGAGATTCCATTTCTTTTTGAAAAGCCTCATATTCTTGTTCTTTTTTCTGCTTTGTGACACGTATTCTTTCCGCTTCTAAATCTAATTTTGTCAGCGCTTGTCTAGCCTCTTCTTCTTTTGTGTAATCCCCAGCCTCTCTTGCTCTAATTAAATTTTCTTTAGCAAGGTCAGATGCCATTTTGTTTCTAACTTCACTCTCAGACATATAACCTTTATCAATGTCATAAGTTTTCTTTTTACTTTCATTTAATTGCTGTTGAACACTTTGTGCATATTGTAAGGCTGCTTCTCTTTCTCTCTCAGCCTCTCTAACTTTGAATGTAAGTTTATCAATACGTTTTTTTACTTTGTCCGAATATTGATCCATCTCCTCAGATTGTTCCTGAGCGACTTCTACATCAGGTTTTAGTGGATCTTTTTCTTCTGTTTTTATTTCTTCATATTTGTCAGGTTTTACTGCACCGTGAGACTTGTCTTCTAATTCGATTTCCGCTCCTTCGCCTGATATATCTAGATCTACGAGCTTTTCATCTTTTACAGTTTTAAGTTCTGTTTGCATGGTTAACCTCCCATGTTATATTATTGTTAATACGTCTTCAGGTGTTTCAACGGTTCCGAGTATTTCATCATCATTTAATAACCTGACCTCTCCTCCTTCAATCTTTAGTCTTGATCCTGCGTATCTGCCAAACACGACCCAATCACCTTGTTTACACCAAGGTCCATTAGGAAACTTTTCTTTATCTTTATATGCATCGGCACCTGTATCTAATACAAGAGCGACTGATGCTGTCAATTGTGAATCCTCAATAGTTTTATCAGTAAGTAGGACTCCACCTTTTGTTTGTTGCTTTGCTTTAAATGGTAATACCAATATACGCCATCCGACTGGCTTTGGTAATTTTTGTAATTCTGTTCTATCTGCCTTAACACCCTCATTAGGATTGTTGTATTTTTCCATAATGTGATCAGGCACATATAATGTTTTAGTCATCAATTTTCTCCTCTTCGTCCAGCAGGCGAGAAAGCTCCTGTTGGCATATGTTTAACATATGTAATTTACCTTGAATATACTTATATTCTTCAAAATTTTCAACCCCTTGTGTAAATGCATCAAAAAGTTGTTGAGAATATAATTTTAATTGTTTTTGATACTCGTATAGTGCTCTGGTGCTCATGTTAAACAGTTAAGACCAGGACACATTTTTTCTAATCTCAATTGATTTCCGTCTTTTGCAGAGTACCAAGTTTGTTCTTTACTTTGATTAACTGTAAACGAGGGTGCTTTTACTTTAGGTAATGTTAAAGATACAGCTTGTTTAACAGCCTCTAATTCATAGTCATCTCCAAACATAACACCATCATCTTTAAGTTTTGGCCACCAATTTTCTATATCATCTATAACTGCCTCATACTCATGAGCGCCATCAACCATTATGTAATCTATTGATCCATTTTCAAATTTATCTAAGATTTCTTTACTGTCTGATCTACCTTGACATGGTATGACCATATCTCTGCCTATAAAAAATTTAAGATTTTCTTTAAACATAAATAAAAAATCTTTAGGTAATTTTAAGGAAGCGTGTTCAGAAGATCCAGAAAAAGTATCAATGCAATATATTTTTACGTTGAATTTGTTTGCATTAAATAAAGATGTCGCTAAGTAATGTGTAGATCTACCAAGAAAAGATCCTATCTCTACTATCTTCCCATCATCTGGTATTAAATCAACAATATGATCGTAAGTCTCTGAATAGTTAAACCATCCAGGTATTTTGAAATAAGTTTGTTTCATAGTTAAGTGCCTTTTTTATTTGTCTTAACTATTTGTATATTTTTAGGTGGGATTTTCAACCCTTGTGATTGAGGTCCCTTCTTAGGTGGCACTGTTTTTGTCAGTCTCTTCATTTTTACATGTGCATCCTACGCACCCACATTCATTGCAAGATTGATCACAATGACACGGACAATCGCATTTCATACATACTCCTTTCATTTCTTTTTTGTTATTAATCCCATTGCGCCTTTTGCTCCCTTGATGCCAAAGCTCGCACTGCAGGCGATGTACAAGAGGTGCTTATAATAATCAGGGAGTGAGTGTAATGCTTCAAAACCCGCTTTTATATGTGGTGTCCATCCGGGTATGAAGACTGCCACCGCCGGAACCAACAGGCATATCAAAATTAGTTCGTCTTTCCAGCTCCCTTTCATTTGATCAACCGCAGTAGCCTCCCACGAAATTTTTCCAGCTATCTG